ACCGCTGAATTTATAGAGGGTTTTAGCCATCTAGTTTCCCTTCTTTATTTTACGTATTATTTTAGCTGGATTGCTATAGGCTAGGCTATTTGACATATTCTAGCACAATACTAATCTCTGAATTTCCCCAAGGATAACTACCCGATATTGTTACAGTAGTCTCGTCTATTGACGTTATTCCCGACTGGTGAACGTTTTCAATATAAGGCAGTGCTTGCTTTACTGTATTATTTGATAAAGTTCCACCAAGCCGCATATTGCCATAATATTTTATTAGTTCCCATCTACTAGTTAAGCCTTGAATACCATGAGCGAGCCTCGACGTACTGTTACCAGTCATATTCACAGCGCCACGTATGACTTTACGATAAATAGGACGACCATCAATCCAAACCCTTCCTGTATCTATCTCTGATGTTGAGTATACACCGTTTTCGTCATCAGCGTATGAACCTGCAGCAACAATGTCACCAACTGCAAATGATTTTGCTGTTGTGTTCTTTTGCGCACGAGTAATTGTAAGTGTGTCCGATGTACGGCCTGTCACCAGGACAATCTCGCTATTTCCTTGGGTACTCAGCTGCGTAGCTGGTGTTAGTGTTAGGTAAAAAGGAACCTTTGGCATTGAAGCTCCATAGCCCGATTGCAGCACTAGAGATGTAGCTTTCGTGTCGATAGCTCTACCAATAAGGCCGGTAGCTAGGTCTTTTTTATAAGCCATTAGTTATCTCCTTTATTAAGATGGGTTAGTTACTGTGATTTTCCAAGCTGGGATTGTTACTGTGTTACCAGATGTAAGTGCTTGAGATGTAACAGTTGTGACGTATAGAAGGTTGGTTCCGTCTACGATACATACGTGAGTAGCTGTACCGGATGCTGAGACGCTGATGTTGGCCTTTTGTGCAACCGTTACTTGTCGTCCACTAGGTGAACCTGCAGCTTTAGTGAAGTCACCAGGTATTAGAGTTGTGCTAGCTAGAGATGCTGCAAGTGCAGCTGTACGGTCAGCAGGCTGTGAAGTTGTGACAATAATTTGATTACCTGTTGCAACTTTGTCTAGTAGAGTATCGAGAACCGAAGTATTAGCCCATTTAGCCATTTGAATCTTCTCCATTCAGGATGCTATCTTGAACATCCAGAGTTATGTTAGTTTTGTTTTCTTCCATGTCATTTCCCTTCGAAGAAGCTTTGATATCGTAAGCTCCTTTTTATAAAAATGACCTCACTCCCCGTTATGGAGAGGAGGTCATTCACTTAGTTATATTGGACTACCCAGATTAGGCAGTTCGTTTAATAACGACACCGTGGTCAGGGCGGAGGACCTTAACGCCGAACAGCTCTGAGGCAACAACGTCATCTTGGCCCTTTTTGTAGTCACGACCGAACTCAATCATTGGAACACTCTGGGTTGCACCGATGATCGCAGAGCGGTGGAACATCAGGAATTGGTAAGCAGGTTTAGTACCATTATCTTTTCCGATAGTATTGGTTACGTAAACAGGCATACCGTAAATCTCACCAACGAATCCATTCTTGCTCTTGACAAGACCACTCTCACCAACTTCTTTGTAAGCGGTAAACTGAGGGATCTTACGCAAGTCAGCACGACCAATACCGTTAACAACGATGAAGCGGTCGTCCTCTGGCACGTTCTTCATGTCAAGAACAGCAGCAGCATCAACAATCTTTTCAAAGGTCAATGCAGTACCTGAATCAATCGGAGTATTCGCAAATCCAGCAACAGCTTTCTTGAACACCTCAGCATCCTTAGCACGGTCAAGCCAGCGACTTAGCCGAGCCTGAACAGGTGAACGCAATTCATACGCACTCTGTGCTTTCAGGGCGTCTTGGATACCAACACCGTGACGGATGTAGCGATCGATGAGCAAGTCAACAGTCGTTACATCAAGGTTGTCAATTTTTACGTCAGTACCGACGGTGTAGTTAGTAGCATAATCTGCGTCAACTTCGCCGATGAATGGGATGTGCAGCGTGTCACCCTTGCTTGAGATTTCGCCACTGTAGCGAGAATCAATCAGTTGCCACAGCACTAAGTTGTCAAGACGGTTGTCAGCGAGCTCTTTGGACCACAACTCGGGAACAAGTCGCTCAGAGAAACCGACATCAGTGGTACTACCAACAGCACCAGTGCCGACGGTAGGTTGAATTTGGTTTGCAGCCATTTTGTTTATTTCTTTCTTTTTATATTATTTAATAGTTTATCACTAGCGTAAGCCGGCCTCTTGAAGAAGCTTGATATGCTCTGGGTCTCGCGGATTGTACACATTCGTGAGCCACTCAGCAGTAATCTGTGGCTTCTTAGGTTGGCCACCCTGCACAGCGTGGGATTGTGGAGCCCCACCTTGCAGTTGCTTGTTAATAGATTCCCGCTCCTCTCGGCGAATTGCTTCAACGTCAACGCTTGCGTTGGTGTTCGCACCAGACCGTAGACGGGCCATGTCGTATAGCGTACCTAAATCACGTGAGAGGGTCTTGGCATACATTCTAGCTTGTTCTTCTCCAAACTGTGGTGTAAGCTCTGCGACTTTCTCGTTAAGTATCTCAACCATCACAGGCTCTAGGGATCTATCACGATTTTCACCCTGCCAGAATTGATTGACACGGTTTTCGTATTTAAGATTCTCGACTTCTGCTTTTAAGCTTCCGTCGCCCAGATCCTCTGTTGCTTCAGAGATACTTTTATTGGATGTAGCATTACGATATGCCCTCTGGTTGTCGTGGGCGAGTTTCAGGGCACGCTTGACGTCATCGCTAGCAGTTTCAAGGTCAAAGCCCTGAGCTTTAGCGAATTTAGCAAGACCGTCATCAGCTTGAGTAGTGCCGCCCTGTTCATATGTTTGTTTTTGTGTTTCAGTGTTTTGCTGGGCGGTGTCTTCTGATACTGACCCTTGCGATTGCTCACGAGAGTTAGCATCCTGATTCGATTGTTCCGCCGATTGTAGTTGTTCAGTCGTTTGTCCAGTAGGCTCGTTAGAGGCTGGCGATTGGTCAATGCCCTCGGTAGGGGAATTATTCATCTAGGATACTCCTTTGGTTTAGTAATCTATTATTTCTGTGATTGTGCAACGTTGGGTGTTGTAAAATCCTCAACGTACGTTTTTACTATATCACATCCGACGCTTCTTTGCAATAGGTAAGCGTACTTTTCTGGTTCAAAATCTAATTGCAAGTCTTCCTTACCGTTAAATGTAGGTACATGACGATACACCTCAATTGGCCCTGAGGCCATCACAGAGTACACTTCCTTTTGCAATTCGATGAATTCTATGAACCTTTGATAGGCAAGGGTCTTAGAAAACCCCTGCCATTCGTTACGAATTTGTTCATGTTCTGATAAAACTTTATCAGCCATTTTTACTCCTTATCTCGGCCGTGAACTGGCATGTAGCGTTGTGCTAGGTTGGTCAGCCCGTATCCGCCTTATGTTGTTTTGCGATGTGTCTGCTCCGCCACCGCCCTGTGTGCCACTCTGCTGTCGTAGACGAGCAGGGGATAACTGTCCTGATGGAGACCCCCCACCATCACCAGACATCAGTGCCATAGCACCAGGCGTCATCACGGTGTCAGCTTGTGTTAATGACGGGTCAACAGGTTGGCCATCTGGTCCCATAACAGGCTGCGGAGCCGTAAGCATCTCTTCAATATCATCATCAGATAGGAACTTACCAAACAGAACTTTATATTGCTGACGCAAGAATGCTTCCTGGTTAACGAGTGGATTACCCAGGCTGAACTGTGCGGCGACCTGCATAGCCTGTGACAAGGCGGCAGTTTCTGCGTCCATAGTGGCTTCTAGGACAACACGTGGCTCATATTCGCCCTGGTATGTCCCTGGGTTATATGTCTGCCATTCTACACCCTTTTTACCAACGATACGTACAGCAGTCTGTGTATCAACAAAGATCTGAATCATCTTGTAGATAATACGAGCTAGCTGCGCAAAGCCCTCGTCCTCTAAGTTCTGAACCTTAGTGGTGAATCGCATAGAAGCTTGTTGTAACTGCGCCTGAACTTCTGTAGCAGTTGTACGACTAAATTTCTGGGCAACACCCTGCACGGCTGCATCAGCACCAGTTGCATTGCGCATTTGCTGACGTAGGCGTTCGATCTCACCGTCTGCCGATGGACTGATGTCATTCTTTTCAATAGGCGACAATGCACCCTTTGGAATTGGGAACACAGCACCCGGACTTGATTCAATCTGCTCTGCCATATGTTTGAACCGAGGGTCAATCTGCCACATATTATTTAATACATAGGCAACATTGTCTCGTTTCTGACTTGCAGTGTCGTTAAGAGCCTCCTGTGTCGGCAGGATAACCTCAACATCACCACGTGCAAAGAACAGACTAGAATCAACGTAGTTACGCAAAATAGCGAACGGCAAGAATCCCTTTATCTCTGGCACCTTGTGTTTGCCCTTGATTACCTGGCCATCAATCTCCACCTCGGTGTCGATGGTTTCCTCCGCCTTATGATATGGATTCTCGCCATCATAGATAACTGTACCGCGGTTGGCAATCATAACTTTGCGATATTGTGTATAGTAGGTAATAACCTCAACCTGCTCAGATATCGCATCCCTACCAAACGTTGAACCAATAAACAATTCCTTGCGGTCTTTATCTGTTTTGTCATTTTGGGAACCAGCAGAAACGGCGTCTAAGTTCTTATATTTGCCCCTGACCTTACCAGTGGTTGGGTCAACCTCTTTTTCCTCTTTAAGCTGTTTAAGGCTAGTAAGGAAGCGGTAACCTGCGTAGCGTGGATATCCTGGCTCTTCTGGTCGATTCATGTGAGTTGCTGCTGGATCAACAAAGAAGTCTGATAATGGGATATTTTGAATTAATGGTCTACCATCTTTCCAACTAACCATGAATATACCGTTACCGTAAACAATCATATCACCGACCCAGTTCAGCATCTTCTCGGTCATATTATTGCAGGACCAGTAAAAGTCAACTAAGGCGTTAAGTGTGGTGGTATCCTGCTCTTGCTCTTCAGTTAATGGTAGATATTTGAACTTAGGTTTTGTACCCGCGATGGCGGCTTTCAAACTCTCCACAATAGCAAAGGTTTCTGGTACGAACTCATTAGCCACACCAACATAACCCTGCCTTGTCCTGATACTGTTATAGGCCTTGAAGCACTCAGACCAAACACCCTCATATCTATTTGAGATATAGGCACGTGCCTTGCCGAAGTCTTTCATAACCTCAGCAAGAACATTCTCATCTTTTTGAGCCTGGTCTGCAGGTGTGAGTTTCGGTGTGCTGTTTTTATTTTGTTTGCTCATTTATTTATCACTTTACTCTTTTTAGTTTTCTTCACAACGTTAAGCCCATGTACATCATTGTCCCCCCATGGGAATAACTGAAATGTGATAGCCTTAGCCATCACTGTGTCATCATGCTCACCCTCTTCTGCGTTCATGCGCCCCCGGTCATCCCGGACAAACGCAAATGCCTCATTGATAAACACTGTATCAAGGTCCTTGTTTATCCTCTCACGAACAATCTTGATAAGGTCGTCAATCATAATCCTCTTAGTGCGGACATCTGTCTTCCAACCAAGGTTAGATGTTGGCTCCTCAAAGTCCTCATCATACCCCCTATCTCGTTTATAGAGATTGGTGTAAAAAGTGTCCCTTAGCTTCTGGATCGTTGTGAGACCATGGTTGTTAACCTCAACGCCTACAAGTGCGTAATTGTAATAGGCTCCGAGTGCGCCAACGATTTCTCCGAACTTGTCCGGGTCGATGTGCCCCCGCCACCTTGCAACCGTTTGCATTGTGGAGACGTCAACCACCTCTGCCACAGACTTCTCCCCCTTTGCGCCCCCCCCGCCGCCCCCCCCGCCGATGACATACTCATGTCCAGGCTTTGGGTGGACCCATATTTTGAGCGGAGCTTTGTATGTAAAATCTTCTGGTTTTTCGTTTGGTTCGAAAGGAACTCTTTCCAGTGTGTATTGCTCATGTAGCTCTCCTGGGATTAGCTTGTAATATTCTGTCTCCTCAACCGGCTGAGCATCTTTCTCCATCTCCTGTAAGGATAATGTGTTAAAGACGTTCTTACCCGAGGCGATAAATGCCTCTTGCCAGGTGCTTGGATACTCCTGAGGTAGACGCTCTGGCGTTGATTCAAAGTTCTTAGCCTTGCGTCGATAAAAATGAATCTTCGCCGGGATGTGCGCAGGGTCAACATGAATCGTCTGGCCTGCAACGGTGTGCCCTTTCTTCATAAGATCAATAAGGAAATCCTCATACTCTGTCGTTTTTCCCAGCGGGACATCAAAGTCACGCTCATAGGTGTCTAGTATCCACCAAGGGAAAAAGAATGGTTCAAAGTTGTTGAGGCCCTTGACAGCAGCAACAAACTCTTTGTGAAAGTAATTACCTCTACCCTTTGCTGTGCTTTCCAGAAACATCATAGACGGCTTGTCCATAACTTCTTCATCAGGAACGGTCTCGAGCAGAGATGCAACAAGATCCTCACCATTCTCCCATTCCCCCAACTCACTCGCATGAAGCAGGTTAATGGTGTCTGAACGTCCTGCAGCCTTGTTTCCAGCTGTGGCAGTCTTGATAGAGCTGCCCAGACCGACCTGTTTGCCGGTGTCGTCAAATCGCTCAAACGACAAGTCTGTTCGGGTATTGTATCTAACCGACGGCTTAAATAGCGGATTGGTGTTATCATAATACCTGCGGAACATCATGTACAGGTTCTTGGAAGAGCTCTCTTCGTGTCCAATAATCACTGAGTTGATGTTCTTGTTTGTTGATGTCCACCAATAAATAATAGCCTCTACGGCCGTACTTAAGCCCATCTGACGGGCTTTTAGGATAATAGCCTTAACTGGCCGCTTCTCCTTGATACAAAGCAATACATAGTCGATAAGCACCCTCTGGGGTGTATTCGGCACAAATGGAATAATCCGAGAATGCTTATCTTTAATCTTCAGGTTATTTTTACAATATCTATAGAAGTCTTTACGAATCTCAAGAATTTTATCCAGCTGTTCCTTATTAAGCTGTAGGTTCTCCATCGACTTCGTTTTCCTCTTTATATTTACGCAGTAACAAGTTAATCAATTTTGACTTGTTCTTGAGGCCATCGTAGAATTCCTTATTCTCTGGCCACAAATAAATCTGTCGTTTATTCTGGTTATACATATCATTCCTCACTCTTCATTGTTTTATTTACAACATTGACCTCATGTACCTCTAACGGTGAGAAATCAATTGCTAGCTTCTTCCCGTACGCTGGACGCACAGGAGCGGCGCCACGGCCACGAGACACACTCTCAAACTCCATCCAGGCACGCTTCTTATAAGCCTTGATAAGCCTGTTGCGGAAGCTCTTACTATTCCCCGCGAAGCGTTCATTAACCAGCCGCTTAAACTCACCAATACCAAGTTGTGTTGGTATATGATAAATAGGTCTGGTCAATTCTAATGCAGCTTCTAGTCGTTCTTCAAACATATCAGCCATCTAGCTCACCATAGCGATGCTCATCAACGGCCTGGATAAGGCGACCAATCTCGGTCTCAATATCCTCATCAGCTGTGACAACAACACCGACCTTTTTATCTCCATCGGTCACAACTAAGTGAACTCCGTAGCCGTATTGCTCCGTGTACCAATCATATTTACGAATCAGCGATGAGGCAACCTTTTGTACATCAGCCTCTTGTAAAACCTGTTCCATATCATCCTCTCTTTTATTATTCTAATTCTTGTAATGCCTGTTCCAGCCCCACATGAGCTGTGACCTGCTTTTGTACAAACATACCCTGGTCTGTACCCAACAACTTGGCTGCTGCTATCCTATCGCTCGCCTTTTCATATTTAGATAAAGCGATGTCCTCTAAGATAGACCTAATATGCTCAACATTCATTGTTCGCATAATTGCCTTAGCACTCTTAACCCATTGTAGGGCCAGGGAATTGCTCATAATATTCCGAGCATAACTTTCACTATACCCGGCCTTGATCGCTGCCTGGTAAGAGTTAGCATAGGTCTCTTCTTCATTGGGGTCCATGTAGTAGCGTAGCCAGTCAAGCTGTTGTTTTGAAGCTGTCCATTGGTTTGGCTGAACCGGAGCTCCATCCTCTCTGGTTGCCAAGACCTCGCGCTTACTAAACCTCTTGCCTTTTTTCTTGCCCATGATATAACTATAGCACACTTTATTCATTCTGTCAATACTTTTGTGTTATTTTATACAACATTTTTTAGCAGTGGATGTTACCCCCCCTATGATGTATGGATGTTTCAATAGTATGGGTAGTATATTTTTGGATCGGGTCTCTCCCCTGTCCCCCCGTATCATACACTCACCACGTCAAGGCGTCGCCACCCATACCCCACCCGCCGTCATTATTACAACATTGTAAAAAAAACAACATAAAAATTACAACATTATAAACATTACAACATTGTAAATAGTACAACGCCCACAATAGGTCATTCATAAATACCCTATGTTGTGTATATTACAACAATAAACGTATGCATTGTAGCGTTGTAATGTATAGATGATTAAAAAAACGCGTATAATAAAAACACAAAAAACATACAAAAAAGACAATAAAAATAAAAGAACACAATATTCTAATAACGCTATAATGCTATATCATCTATCTATAGAATACGTTATATTATCATTTATCATACTATATACGCTGTATACGCTATTATAGCCAACGCCGCTAGAGATCGCCGATTTTTCACCCCTATTGACATAAGGGCTTTTTTGTTGTAAAATATACATTGTGCTTATTGCATAAAAAAGTCATAAAAAAGTATTGCAACTCTGTACCGACTTTGCTATAATAAAACCATAGCAAAAGGCTAGAATGATTGACAATCAGATTATCGGCTTGCGACGACAACACAAGTAAAACTAAACTAGATTAAACTTAATCTGATAAAATGATTGACAATATAAAAGCAATTTGCTATAATGAATACATAACGATAAGCAAGCAAGCGGAACTCTTGCAAGAGAACTAACTAACAGGGCTTAGAGTTATGACGAATGCTGGGTTAAGAGACACGCCAATTTTATGGATGTGTACCGGCTTATAAATCCAGACACCAAAGCCAGCCACTAGTGAGACAGGCTATTGCTAGATATGCAAAAAGCCTAACGACGTGGGGGTTATGCAAGGTTAGGTGTGTACTTTAACAACTAAAAAGCTTATACATACTGACAAGCCCTGAAATTGGGCGGGGTGTATAACAATACTACAATTATAGCTTGGGGGCTTGACAAGATTAAGCCCCTTGTGCTACAATGGTAGCATAACAACAATAATAAGAAGAAGGGATGATATGAAATTATTCACAATCACGGCTACACCTATAATGAATGAGGCGCAAGCGCAAGAGTTTCCAGGATATAAGGGGGATATTGTAAAATTCAATAAGAGTAATCTCAAGGATTATAAGCAACAGGTAGCAGGGGTTCTGGCTAACTGGGGTATTGATGGGTTTACTATCTATCAAGTGGATGGCTATTGGATGGGGCAAGGTGAAGCATCATTCAAGATTGAAATTGCTATTGACAGTGACTCAGAGAAGGTGTATACTGTAGCTAGGAAATTACGACAGATGTACAATCAGGATGCTGTTATGCTAACTCTGCCTGATAACACGGTAAAATTTATAGAGGATTAAGGGGGGGTATAGTATAAAATTAAGCACGGCTGAATATATAGCACTAGTATTAACAATTAACAATAAGGAGTTATAAAATGACTAAGGCTGAACGGATAAAAGCGTATAATGATCTATACCCAGGATTTAACATCACGGGTATCAAGAAGATGACAGAGGATGAAATTGAATCACGTATTCAATGGGGTGGGCGATCACTCAGGGATGTATACAAGCGACCTAGCGATGCTAAGCTTGAAGCATATGATGACTTGATTGAACAGTACCGCCCTAAGAGTGTACTAGCGATTCACGGCAATAGCCAAACATTTGCAGTGCTATTGGTGGCGTGGAATGGCGATACGCTACATATCACCAAGGATAATAACTACCTAGTGGAGAGGGTATAAGATGAGTAAAGTATTTAAGGTAGCATTTAGCTATACAGTATATGGTGTAGCACAACACATTGAAGCTGATACGCAAGAAGAGGCTGAGAAGTGGCTATTCGATGAACTATCACTTAACGGCATCGGTGAGTTTACAGATGAGAATGCGCAATTTGAAGCTAAGGTGACTGACCGTGAATATAACACTCAGAATGCGAAAGAGATTGAATAATGGCAACAAATAACTTTACAAGCGTAAACCCCACGGGGATATATGCTATAGACTTGTTGAACGATGACGGGGCGCAAGATGACCTTGACCTTATTCACGAAAACGTTATACGTGAACTACAGGGGATGGGACTTGACACCCGTGAACAAGATTGTTTAGGTAGTCAAGAGGGATGGCTATTCGGTATGGTGTACGGGGTTGACAATGGCAACTATGAGTATGTAACTGTTGAACTACAGACACGTAGTGGATACTATGAAGGCGCAAACCTTGATTATGTAGTGGGATATCTGGTGGATGGTGACGAGTATGACGATGAGTCACTAGAGGATGCTTATGTATTTAATAAGCGTAAACAGGATTATGTTGAAATATCTAAGACACGGGTGAAGAGACTAAGAACACAAGCACGGGCTATTGTCAAGAAGATTGATAAGGTATATAGCAATAACACGACAGTGTTACGCAAGGTTGGTCAGTTTAATAACGGAGAGGCGATATACGAGAGTGTATAGATATAAGCTAATGTTTAAAATACTACAGTGGTTGACACAAGAGTTGACACGTGCTAGAATAACATTTAACCTAGATAAGAAGGGATTATAGAAATGAGTAAGCGCGAGAAGGTGATTCTAGCGGTGGTACTAGTGGTGACGGCGGTGGCGGTTTATATCGACCACCAGAACACCCAGGAATGTTTGAAACGTGGCGGGGCGGAATTGGTTTGTTACGGTATAAAGGGATAAAAGAGAGGAGAGAGGATTTTAGAAAATGAATATTGAAGAGATTGCCAAAGATATGGCGCGGGATGGGTGTAACCTAAAAGACGACGGGGCTAATAACAGAGCACTGAAGGAATACCTACAGACGCAAGCGGGACTGAAGGACTATAAAGAGTGGATAACGTCTATGCTTGAGGCGCAATACAACAGCGATGACGTGGAGGAAGCCTTGAAAAGTTGCACGATATGGCGGATTGGCTGGACGATATGTTGAATACGCCAGAGGATCCTCTTGCTAGGGATATCCTAGACGGCTGGCGCGATAAAGAGATTGCGGCGTGGACACGGATATTAGAAGTGTTAGAGAGCACTCATGACAAGGTCAAAGAAGCGGCAAACGACCCAGACGACAAGTATTATCTGGAGCTATCGAAAAACCTGGGGACACTGTATGTGATGAGCAACGATGATTATAGCGTGGTTGAGGCGTATGACCTCTGGGCGATTCAGGACGAACTAGAAAAATACGGCAGCAACTGGACAGAGGCGGATTATTGGGATATTAAAGACGTAGTAAGGTAATTTACATTTTTCTATTGACTACAAATACATAGTGTGCTAAGATAGAAGCATAACATAAGAAAGGGTTATAGTGAAAGTATATATAGAAGAAATCGAAGAACTAAGTGCCCACGGGGTTACAACGTACAGTTTAGTACAGGGTATGAGTGTGTACCATGCAGATGTACGGGCGAGTGGCATCGAGATTGTATCACGCAACATGGATACAGGCGAGAGTACGCCACTTGGCAACAACAGCGAAAAATATAAAGAACTGGTTGAGGCGCTAATACCTGAACTATATAAGGAGAAATAAGATGACAAAACGACCAAATAAACTAGGACGTATCGAGGGTGAAACTAAGGTACGTTGGTACAAGAAAACTAACTGGAGAGTGATTGGCAAAACCGTATTGGCGGTTGGGCTGGTTGCACTTGGTGTACTAGGTACGCTACAATACCAGAAGATTATTAACAACATTAAAGCCGAAGGAGTAGCTGAGTACAAGCTTACTTGTGAGAAATTCACTGACAAGGATAAGAAGGTCACTTGGTTAGAGTGTGATGAGTAATTTAAGCGAAGAAACTTTAGAAAAGATACAGGCGGATACTATGGGACAAGAGAACGAAGCAGCACTAGATGCAGCATACGAAGATGGGCTACAAGCCGGACGTGAAGAGATGGAGCTAGAGATGCTAGACCAAATCGATGAAGCACGTAAAGAAGGCTACGATGAAGGGTACGCTGAGGCACTTGAAAATGCTATTAAGGCAATGGAGGGACTACAGTAATGAGCAGTTTTGCTGAAGATATCAAGGCGATGCGCAAACAGGTAACCGCTGAGGTTATTTACACAATCAATTCAGACCCCAAGCTATACAACCAGCTAAAGGATATCAAGGCGGGTAAGGAGATGAAGGCAGCGGTGTACGCTTATGCGGAGGAACACGGCGAGTTCGGGCCTGTGTTTGAAGCCGAGCTGTACGTGCTAAATCGCAACGACTGGAAAGCTGTTGTGGAGGGTGTCTAGTGAAAATAAGGAAAACGCAGCCATCCCGCCTAGTGTTGGGCGGGGTGATAGCTACACTATATGTAGTGGTGGTTGTAATATTATGGCACTATGTCATATACGGATAGGGTAAAAATAGAAAAAAGTGCTATAAAATTGCAAAAAACTATTGACAAATTAAGACAAGTGTGCTAATATGGATAGTATGAGGCAAGTACTCGGACGAGTCGAAGCCTCAAACATCAAGTCTAATGTGGGTGTCCGTCTGACCCATTGCAAAGTCTCAGACGAGGGTAAATCTTCTATATGACGAAACTTCCGCTCTGACGTGGGACTGTCAACGGAGACGCTGGTGCGCCGAAAGGTGTTTTATGTCACAAATATAGGAGGAAAACCACTTGAAATAATCGTAAGGACGGGATGCCTTGAATAAGGTCTGTAGCGTGTTGGCGACAGCTTGCGGTGCGTTTGGTGATTAGATGGTTGGAGGCTATAATTCCCTGGGCGGTTCACCAGCGGGATAAAGTCCCTCATACCCAAAAATAGTTAGAGAAAGGATTGTATGAGGTTATACAAACTTTTAAAGGATACACCAACAATCAAGGCTGGGACTATGTTCAGGGAGGTTGTTAGTGACTACGATGAGGCAAGGGAGCTGGCACGAGTTACGCCAATTGGGGCTAAAACAAGTCCTCAGTTTACAATTCAAGACATAGACAATTTTGAGGAGTGGTTCGAGGAAATCGAAGAGCCAATAGATAGCATTCACTGGAAGCCTAAAATAGGCGAGGTTTACTGGTCGCGCTACTCGAACGAAGAAATTGTGTGTTTTACTTGGAACAAAGCCCCCTGGCACGCTGCGATGTATAAGGTAGGTAGAGTTTATCGCACCAAAGAAGAATGTAAGCAAGCCCGTGACCGTGAACTAGCAGAAGCCAGACTACGCCGAACCTCGACCTTTGAGCCAGACTTTGAGAATAGAAATGGTGGGTGGGCTGTAGGGTACAACCATCGCTTGAAAATGTTGATTTGCTCTAATATTCCAAGTGCAGATTTTGGCGAGCCTGTACGCTACGCAACCGCAGAAGACGCTAGAAGGTCTATTGAGGAAAATAATCAAGATGAAGCTTATGAAATTGCCGATGACACCATGTACTGGGCATATCAGAATGGCGCACCAGAGCAACACAAGGACTTATCTATCCTAGACTGTGAGATAGCAGTGGATGGTGAAGATATAGATTTAGACGAGTGGAGAGACCCGTCAGATACAGATTCGTAAATATGTACTCTACGGGTGGCCTGAGCAAGTCGTTAAACTGCTCAACCAGGTACAAATCGTACCCAGTAGAACATTAAATTCAACCGTAGAACTGGCAGCATGACCTGAGGAATAAAGCTGGGTTCCCGAACGGGAGTAAGCCGAAAGGTGAGAAATCCTTTGCTCCGTGGTGGTGTTGTCAACTGGCTATATAAGTGGCGGAATAGGTAAAGATTAACTGACAGCTTAAACTAAGCCTCGTATTTTAATACGACCCCTGGGATGAAAGCAAAAAGCCGCATAATGTAAAATAGGGAAAAGTCAGTTGCGTAACTGTGATGTGACTTTACGAAACCTAATTCCCTCACATTCGAGGAAATTAAAACTCGGCAAATCATCACCTTATATAGCCAACACCAGTTCTGCGGTTGAGGAAGGGAGATAGAATAATGAGTGGAACAGTAGGATATGTAGGAAAACTCACACTTCATAAAAAATATAAAGACGCTAATGAACTTCAAGCCAATCTACAGAAGTTCTGGCAAAGCATACCTAGAGAAAAACGTAATAAATTCTATCAAGATGTAGAAGAGATTGACGAATATGAACTAGAAGACAACGGCTATGTCATTATCGATGGAAATTGTATTTATAAGATTGAACTAGACAAAGAATTTGACATGGATAGCAACTTCGTTGAAGTTGCTAAAACTCAAGATGATACTTATGAATTCATTACGTGGTTCTATAACAACTCGACTGACCTTCAAGAAATGTTACAGAAGGGGTTTAACCAAGCAGAGAAGGGAAACGACAAGTGTTTTAAGGATGGAAGGGAAATTTAGATGAAAAACATTAAACTATCATAAGTTTGTTGAAAATAACGGTTCGAGGGGGTGAATATGGGTACAAAGAGGAGGGTGGCGGACGGTCAAGCTGATATTTTTGGTACTATTCACGGCCTAGATAAGTTGGTACATCCGCCTAGTGTTATTGAATCTGAGGGACTGCGGGTTATTCACTTTGCAATATCTGAGGACGACATGGCTGTACCGGGTTATTTTAAGGAAGTAAAAGAGCAGGCTAGACGATTGTTGCCAGAGACTAAATCACGAGGTAAACCGCCCTGGATGAGGGCTGAATGGCAGGCTAAACGGAGAAAGGAGAGGGATGCAGCAGGATAGAGCGCTTGAAATAATGCTTCGAGGTGATAATGTTATGCTGACCGGCCCTGCTGGTGCTGGTAAGTCCTATCTCCTGAATAAGTTTATCCGCAAGGCACGGAGGCAAAAGAAAAAGGTGGTGGTGACAGCAACCACAGGACTTGCAGCAGCACACCTGAGCGGTCAGACAATCCATAGCTGGAGTGGCATCGGGTTGGGATCTAAACTACATGAAGACTACATTTACATGATGTCTGAGACGAGAAAAAAGGCAATACGTAAGACAGATGTTTTGATTATTGACGAGGTGTCGATGATGCATGATTATAACCTTGATATGGTCAATCAGGCTATGCAGATTATACGAGAGAATAATGAGCCGATGGGCGGTATTCAAACTATCCTGTGTGGCGACTTTTTCCAGCTTCCACCCGTGTCAACCAACGGTAGCGGTCGGTTTATCACTGAATCAACAACATGGCACGATCTGGGATTGTCTGTTTGCTATCTGGAGGAACAACACAGGGCAGAGGATCTGCGCCTGCAGGACATATTAAACGCCATGAGGGCCGGAGATATGCGACAGAGGCATTTGGACTGGTTGCTGTCTAGGATGCGTCAGAAAGCCCCTAGTGACGTTACAAGGCTATATACAACTAATGCTGACGTTGATGAGTTAAACCGGCGAGAATTAGCAGGAATGTCTGGTGATAGTCATTTCTACATGCGGACCAGTCGTGGTCGATGGGAAGCAGTTCTCAGCTTACAACGCAATGTACTCGCCCCTGAGCTGCTTGAGCTAAAGCTTGGTGCTATGGTTATGGCAGTAAAAAACGACCCAGAGGGTCGCTATCATAATGGGAGTATAGGTTCGGTTATAGACTTCACGAGTGACGGGTTCCCTATAGTGAATTTTGGTCATCCTGTTATAGTTTATCCTGATGAGTGGGAATTACGGTCGGGTGACAGAATAACAGCCGCGATCACACAGATACCACTACGTCTGGCTTACGCAATCACTGTACACAAGAGCCAGGGTATGACGCTAGACGCGGCCGAGATAGATCTGAAAAAAGCGTTTGTTGAGGGTATGGGCTATGTGGCCTTGAGCCGGGTTAAAAACCTTGATAATTTGTATCTCATAGGGATAAACCAGAGGGCATTAAAGGTATCAAAAAAAGCTCAGCAGATCGATGCGGAGCTTCGTAATAGATCAAAACTTTTGACATAAAAAAAGAACCCCCGAGGGATTTTAGGGGTTCATAAAACCTAATGGTTTTTTGAGAAGAAAGGAGTTGTAGAGAAAACTCTACACTAACAAATATATCATACATTTGGTGTTTTGTCAAGGGGTTAATTTGATGATTTGTAAATTCTACAACACATTTTTGGTTAAAGGTATTGACTTTTAATAAGATCTGTGCTAAGATGAAATAAGAAAGGTAGCAATGGGTGCAATAATATTACTAATAATTGTAGGCATCATATACGCAATAACGTTTAAAATGACAAAGGAGTTGTAATGAGTGAACCAAAAACGCTTACATACCATAGCAAGCTGGTTGGTGTTACATTCGAGGGGCGACAAGATGTAATCAAATCTCTTCGCGGTAAAGAGCCACTGCGAGTTCGCCGTGAGAAAGACAATAAATACGACCCACGGGCGGTTGCTGTTGATGTCTACAAAGACGACGAGTGGATTCCTATCGGCTACATCGCTAAGGATAAAAATAAAGACATTAGCGAGACCCTGGACGCCGGCAACACAGTGTATATTTCGATCGGCGATATCACAGGTGGTGGGGATAGGTCATACGGAGTGAACATTTCGCTTGAGTACAAGTTAACAGAGGAAGAGGCTCCAGAAGCTCGTGAGAGCGTCCCTAGCAAGGCTGAAACCCTCAAGGTGCTTAATTACCTCACTAAGGCTATTGAGGGGGCTCAGAACGGCTCTAAACACGCCACAGAGGCATATACGTCACCGTTGACTGGTGAAACTATTGAGCTTGAAGTTGTGAATGGTCATAAAGAGCTCAAGGGCTTTATGAGCGGAAGCAAATTCCCTGAGCAATTTTACCAGCCATTTGATCGTGAGGGGATCCTCGCTGCTATGGCTGAAAAGTACAATGTTGATGCTGATGCTATTGAGGCAATGTGGAATCTAAACAATGAAGCCTCTACTGGCTATGGCACAGCAATTCATGCAGCTCTTGAGAACTATGACCGAAACTTTAAACTTGGTGATAAGACAAAGTTTGTTAAAGAGTTTAAAACAAAGCCGACAGAGTATGGTCCTAACCGAGCGTTGAGTAAGAATCCATTCATCAAAAAGATTGTTGAGGATTTCCAGGATAAGTTCGGCGGAGACTACGAGAGGTTGTCTGAAGTATTTATTTGGGACACAGGACTGAAGTTTTGTGGCTCCATCGACCGAGTAAGGATTGTTGATGCAAAAAAGAAGATTGTACATGTGCAAGATTTTAAGACTGATGGTAACATCCATGAGAAGAAATACCAGCTTGCCGACAGTCCGTTTAAGGACAAAATCGGCAATGAGTTGCTTGATTATCACTGGTTGCAATTAAGTTTCTATGCATTCTTACTCGAGATTAAGGGCTATACCGTGGAGGGGCTAGATATTTACTGGCTCAACCCCGAGAAACTCTGTCGCGGTGAGAACGCCTGGGAAGAGTTTAGTAGCAAGCCAATTGACATTCGGGAGGTAATCATCAATGGATAACATTGAATATGAAGACCCAGAAAAAGTAATCGCAATTTTAAAAGGAGAAGAGGGTGCGACTGATGAGTAAATTTAAAAAGCAAACCAAGGAAAGCTTCAAGGGTGTAGCCAGCGATATTATGCAGCTTGCTGTAATGCAAGATGAGATCATCGAGAGGCATAACGGCCTAGCTGATGACTACGCACGTCTGAAGCGACACATCTCAAACAACGGGCTGTGGGGTGTAGTTAAGAAACTACGTGCCGAGTTCGAAGAGCTACGTGGCCACACAGCTGTGATGGTTACAGGGCATGACCGACAGCTCCGTGAGCTTGAAACTAACGGTGTTGCAACGGCAATCAACCGACTGAACGAAGAAGTGTTCGGTAAAAGCAAGAAGACCGGCAGCGGACTTGAGCGAGCGATTCTGTCTATGAACGGTATCTCACCACGTGAGGAAGCAACCCTTGCAGCCAAGGTAGACGCTATCATTGAACACCTTGGTATCGAAGTTAATGTCGAACCTGAAAAGGTTGTTAAGACACCAGCTAAGATTGTTGCTAAGAAAGTTAAGAAAACTAATAAGAAAGGACGCAAGTAGTGCCTCAAATTTGGAAAGTATCAAAAGCATTTCAGTCAACTAACCGCGAAACAGGGGAGCCTGATGTTGTCAAAACTAAGGGCGGAGACATGCATAAATTTATGGTGCAGGTCGAGAATCAGCCTGTTGACGGGTGGTTGCAGCTTCTAAAGAAGATTGGCAACAAGGTTGAAAAGGGTGATGAGCTTTACGGTGATATTGTCGAGAACAACTATGGTAAACCACAATATGTTCGTGCAGACCGACCACAGGAAATGCGAACCAGCAGTCAAGCAAAAGCACAGCCATCAGGAGAACTAGAGGCTAAGGTTGATTACCTTATTTCTCTAGTTGAGAATTTTCTCGACGCTCAGGGTGGCAAAAAACCAGCAGGAGCTACTAACAGCTCTAAGGCTGGTGACGATGCCCCAGCAGACTTGACTAGCCTTGACTTTTAGGAGGTCGGTGATATGGAAGAGCTGCTACAAAAAATACAATACATCAATGAAAAGTTCTCAGATGCAGAATGGCTGAAGTCTCAAAACGGAAACGTCCTGAGTTACACGGCAATGAAACTGGCAGCGATGAAAGGCTACCTTATTGATGTTAAGGCAAATGCGCAGATGGACATGCTCAAGGCAGAGACCAATATGGAGACTGAAAAGGGCAAGGCATATCTGAAGATGAAAGAGGAGCATGGCACCACTGCAGCTATTGATGCAAAGAATACCGTGGAAGAATATATAGCTGCTAAGAATGAGTATGCAGAAAAGCGGGTGAACTATGAGAGGTTGAGGGGTGTTGTTGCAGACACCCACGACCTTATTGAGGCGATCCGCAGTCGGGTTATTGACCTACAGGGTGCTCGTAAAGATGAGGGAATCCGTTAGTGGGGTTTCAGGACATGGTGGAGGTTGTTCATAGGGCAGCCTCCTCCAAGGGCGGAAAGATCAGAGGCAGGAAAGGCTTAGCAGCCATGTCGCCCGAGAAGCGACGCGAGATACAGTCTAAAGGGGGTAAGGCTAGACATGGAGATAACGATAGAAAAGCGACCAAGCAGGCGCAAGGTAGTGGACGTAGAGGTCCATCAGTCCTGGAAACAATACTTGGAGGTATAGATGGAGATAACGATATTCGGGCAAACACCGAGTCAAAAAAACAATAAACAAATTATCCCATCGAAGCCTCCGCGATTGGTGGACAACGCTATTGTTAAGAAATGGCGAAAAGAGACCTCTGAGTATTTAAGTGACACCTACAAGGACAACCTTAGGGGAAAACAAGTGGTCGCAATCTATACCTTTTATTTGAAAGATCGTGTCAGGAGGGACATTGATAACATGATTAGCTCGTGTAATGATGCTCTTGTTGAATCTGGTATATTATCAGATGACAATTGGAAAGTGTTGCGTATAGGTGGAGCAGAGGCGACCGTAGATAAAGATAACCCTCGGGCTGAGATCGTATTAGTTGAGGATGAATGGGATGTTTGATTATGAAAGATACAAAACAAGCGAGGGAGCATGGCTCGCGTTCAGGAAAAGGTGGCTCAGAGACAACCCGCCACTGGATAATGGCTATTACATGTGCGGGATTTGTGGTGATTGGGTTAGAGCGAGTGAAGTCACACTTGACCACATTGAGCCTAGAACGGCAGAGAACATCTATTCGGCTAGTAATATTCAACCAGCCCATGGATCTTGCAATTATCACAAAGGATCGCGAAGGATTCGGCCAAAAGTAGACAAAGATACTTACAAGTTCTTAAGCTTTTTAAGCGATATATAGGAGTGTTATGAAAAAGAAATTACCGTTCGTTAAATGGTTTATCAAGAAAAACAACGTTGAACATCAGAATAGGATCCGCATTGCTAAGGCGACAAACAGGGGTGATAAGGCATTCCTTGGCAAGAATGTAAATTCTACAACATAAAATTCAGAAAAAACTATTGACTTTTTGAACAAGGTGTGCTAGTATTAAATAGTAGGGGGAAATATTATGAGTAAAATTAAATCACTGGTTCCACAATCGGTTAATGAATTTGACGAAATTGACTTCGGAGAACAAGCTAGGGCCTAGCGAGGCCAGATGGATATAAAGGCTTGGGAAGTCTATCCCACTTTATATTAGTTAACGAAAGGCACATTATTAGTACCAAATTAAATTGGCTACGCAGCCGCTCACTATACATTGTGGTTGCTATCCTAATCACACTGAACATCATTATGCTTACAAAGCATACAGAGACTACTAACACATTATCTAATGTACAGGCTCAGGTGGTTGAAGAAAAACAGGCCCGTCAGACCGTTTATAAGCGTCTGTCAGAGCTTAAAACTGAAAAGATAGCTACTGATACATCTCTACGGGAAGAACGCCTGAAAACGGCCGAGAAAGAAAAAGAGATAGAATCTTTAAAAGAGAACTTGCAAGCTAAGAAAGAGCGAGAGGCTGAACAAGCCAGACTAGCTTCAGCACAGAGGGCACCGGTGCAAGAAACAGTGGCGCAGAATAAGCCAGCACCTGCCGTACAAGTAACTGGAGACAAACACTCTTGGCTTGCAGCAAGCGGAATACCGGAAGCTCATTGGGGACACGTAGACGCTATTGTAACCCGTGAGTCAGGTTGGAATCCAAACGCAGTAAATGCCTCCTCTGGAGCATGTGGACTAGGCCAACAACTACCTTGTGGTAAATGGGCTGGCGCATGGAATGACCCAGTAGCAGCATTGAGAGCAATGAATGGCTATGTGAACGGACGCTACGGCGGATGGCCACAGGCTGTTGCATTCTGGAACTCTAACGGCTGGTATTGACAACATGGGGACTCCTATCGCATAGACGTGGAGATAAAGGCTAGCGAACAACCCTTTGTGGTGTCCCGCTGCAGCCCAGTGTGAGGGGTTAATCTCACACCTTTATTTATTACCTCGTACCTGTAGCAAACGAGCAAGCAGGTGCTGTACAGCGAGGTCGGCCCGTCGGGGCTTAGGGCGGATGGTAGGTGTGGTCATCTTATCGGTCTCATTCTGTTCTTTATTAAAACTAATCAGAAAAGTAAAGTGCCAAGAAATCAAGAAGTCAGGGATAAAATATCTCAAACTATGAAAAGAAATTACGCTCATAGACTATATCGAATAAAAGATAGAGTGACTATGAAGTATATATCTTTAGACATAAGCAGAGGCGAGCTTGAAGAGTACAGGCAGAAACAGCTTGTCTGCGAGATTTGTGGCAAGGAGGACGCTGTTCTAAGTAGGAGGTTAAGCGTTGACTATTGTCATGAAACAAATAAATTCAGAGGATTGCTCTGTACCAAGTGCAATATGAATTTTGATTGGTTTCTAGCTAACTCTGATGCGATAATAGCATACGGTAATAAGAATAGAGAATAGAATAAGCCGATCAATCAAGTTCGATTCTTGGGTCCGCAACCAAATGAAAATTCGGGACAGACAAGGCTTTGGCCAGGTATTCCAGCGTAAGGGTAGTGAAAACCCTCTTTAGATGGTGAAACCTGGATGGGTAGCGAGTGGTCCCCCTCCTTTCTGGGGCATAAACGGTTAGACCGGGTGTTAAATCCTGCATTAGGCAGCGCCCGGCACGAGGGTTCGAATCCCTCATGCTCCACCAAATAAGCACATAATAGTATTGCACCGACTAAACAGGCGCAGCACAGCCTGGGCTCTCTGACCAAGAGCAGGGAAATAGATGAACAAGGGTTGGGAGCCCTAAGCGAGTAGAAAATGTCGATTATTGGTCACGACTATACTCGTAAAACATTGTGTGCTTAGAGGTTTATGTGTGGGATAAATTGGCGCAGCGACCCCGAAAAATGTCTGCGCCTCCATAACAGGGTAAGGTGTTACGGTAGCACATGTGGTCTGGAACCATGAAGCCCAGGTTCAACTCCTGGTACCCTGACCAAAATTAAGAGAAGAAATGGGAATATGGACGATTACGAATATGAATTATTGAACATGTCTCAGGAAGAAATGGAGCAGATAGCTAATGGAGATGGTTCCGAAGATATTGATTTATGATCTGGAAGTTAGCCCAACATTGGGCTGGACATATGGTCTCTACAAAACAAATGTTATTAAGGTAGAGCAAAACCCTAGTATTATGAGTATTAGCTGGCGGTGGTACGGCGAAGATGTTACACACCACGAAGGCCTAGCTACCATTCCTCGAAAGGGACGAACTAGTGCCAACCTCGCCCTTGTGAAACTTATACATGGACTGTTTGATGAAGCTGATATTGTTGTTGCACATAACGCCAATAGGTTTGATAACAAGGTTGCAACCGCAAGCTTTCTGAGGTACAATCTAGCACCGCCATCACCGTATAAGACTGTGGATACTTTATCGGTGGCACGAAGTGTTGCGCGGTTTAATAGTAATAGCCTTGATAGCCTCGGTAAGTTATTTGAAGTTGGTTCTAAGACTGAGGTCACCCATGGAGATTTATGGTATAGATGCTTGACGGGAGATAAAAAGGCCTGGGACCAGTTAAGAGAATATAATAATCAAGATGTTGATCTGCTATATTTAATCTATGAACGCCTAAGGCCGTACATTAAGAACCACCCTAACATCGGTGACCTAGCACAAATCGACGGCGTATGCCCGAAGTGTGGCAGTAACAATCTTGAGCGACGTGGTTTCAATATGAGACGCAATGGTAAGGTTCAGCGCTTTCAGTGTAAGTCGTGTGGCGGGTGGTGTTCAGAGGCAACACTACGCACAACCGGAGGAAGATTGGTTAACAATGGATAGACTAGAAGATATAATATGGTCAGCTGGTTTTATGGAGGGCGAAGGGTCTGCTGGGGTTTACAAGGCAGGCG